ACAGACTGATTTCTTAAAGCCTCAATGAAATCGCCAGCCAAAAGATCAGTGGCAATTAAATTGCCTCCAACATTTGCGGTTCCGGCCACGTATGTTGCACGTTCAGAAAGTGCAGTGAAAGGTACAAGAAAACTTTTCTCAGTTGAGCGCTTGTGACCTTTGCTTTCTACTTCACGAGATAGTTCGCGAACATAACCCGCTTCTCTACTTGACCAATCGCCAGTTAAAAGAGAACGGATACCAGCTGATATTTTATAATCACACTGCTCTTTTTCATTTAGCTCTACAGGAGCAACAGTTTCTACAGGCTTTTTAGAAATAGCATCTAATGCCTTTGCACGAGTTTCTTCAATACTCATGCCATTATCTTCTGCCGCTTTTGCAAGCTCTGGAAGATTATGAGTAGCACATAATTCACGAATAGATGCAACTCTGGCGCGTTCTTTGCTAAGGACAGATTTCTCTGCTTCAGCACGCACCACTTCGAGATCGGGAGTGGTAGACATTTCTACTTTTGTTTCTATAGGAGGACAAGGTGGTGCGACAGTTGTCGCGTCAGCGTTACTTGAATGCTCTTTAGCCATATTAGATGATTTGTCTGCGTCAGACGTAGGCTTAGCAGATCGGCCTATTCCAACGGAGGGGTCTGCAGCCAAGCTACAGATGCTGACTTCGTGCGGACACCAGTCAACGGCTCTGTATTGGTTCTCACCATCTTCCTCAGTTTTTCTTATTGAATACCCAGTAGAAACACCTCTCAGTATCCCTTGCTGGACGTCATTGAAAACTTCAGAAGGAAATGGATTGTCAGAAAAGCGAACTTTTACATAGCCACGCTTATCTTTTAAATACGCTGATTCGACTACTCCGATGGGTTTATCTCTGTCGTGATTAAACAACAAAGGAGCCGCATCCTTTAATCGACCTAAGTCAACGGAACTTTCGCGATGGTCCAGGACTTCAATTCCTAGATATCCACGGTCCACTCCTAATTCTGAGCTGAAGGGAAATTCTACAGTTCGTGCCTCTTTATCAATCTTGAATTTGACCGATTTTGGTTCAGCACGAATTTCAAGTTTCTCTTCTACATCACGAGCCTCCATTGTTTTTAGGTTTAGTTTTCTCTTCTACTTTAACGACTCCACCCTGCGCAGGAATATCAGGATTACTATCAAAGACTAATTTTAACTGCTCTGCTTGATCTACCTCTACTTTTCTTGCCGTCATTAATTCCTCAATATCCATACTCCCCATTTCACTTATCACCTGTGCCTGCGTTTTAAATCCTGCCTTTACCGCATCTCTTGCAGCAGCAATTTCCTTTTGAGGATCGACGAATGCCCAACCTCTGAAAAGCCATCTAACTTTTTTAAATCTTTCTGGTTCTGCTTCAAAGTTGCCTAACTGTAAATTGCCGCTTAAAACAGCTAATTCGAGCCAATTATCAAATATTGGTTGATAAAAACGCTCTTGCAAGAAACCTTGGATTGTTCGGTAATGATCGCGATCTTCTATAAGGCTTAATCTTGACGACGAATAGTTGGTTTGACTGAAGTCACGACTCACGCTTTCATACGAAACTCCACAACCACTAGCTAAGGCTCGCAACATTGCGCGAAGGAACGGTTCAAATTCACCATTAGGCGCATCCATTTGTGGGACATGTACACTTTCGCCCGGGGCCAGATACTTCCATACGCCAGGCTGAAAGTCTGTGACACGCTCATCTTCATAAACATCCTCACCTACAAGTTCCCCTTCTGGTGAACTAATAAATCCTTGAATACTCGACGCGGCACGCGCTCGAATAACACTGGCTTCCTGAAATCCCGCCAAGTGGTGAAGATCTTGCAGTGCACTCGCTAACCAGCTAACGCCTCTTGTCTGACCAGGTCTATCGGCAATAAATAAATGTATAACCTCGTCAGCAGGCAATATCATGTGCTGCGTTTGACCTTGCGTTACAGGGAAAGGGCTGTCCCCAGGATGCTGCTTAAAGAATGCATATCTTTTAGCTCTCTGAAACTCATCCCTTTCTATTCCCATCCTCCAGACGTTTTTCTTCGATAGAAGTGAGCCTGTGTACTCATCATCAAGTTGATCGCTTTCTAAAAGCTCAATTCCAAAGGGGGTCGTGCTTCGACCAAAGGGTTTTTTAATACAACGAACAAAAACTTCTCCACTTTCAAAAAGAGATTTAACTATTAGACGACTTATATCGTTTAACGAATCACGCCCATTAGCAGAACAGGAATCATGGCGACACCAGTCCTTCCATGCCGCTTCTATGTTTTCGTTTAATTTAGTGTCGAGTTTATTCCCTCTCATCTTTCTTACATCGCACTGAATACGAACACCAGTTCCTATTACGTTTTGAACGATTGACCTTTGTGCTTGGCGAGCATATACATTATCCCTGCAAACTTGACGCGATCTTTGTCGAAGTTTTTTGTTGCTGGATTTAATCTCACTATCAGCACTTGTACCAGCAGCAAGCCAACTGAAAGTTAAACGAGAGGAATTTGCTCCCGCGTAGTTACGTCTTCTTGGTGGATTTAAAAGTGCAGGCTTTTCTAAATTAGAAGCAAATAAGCCTTTCCAAGCGTTAATAATTCCCATTAGAAGCGAATCCCCACAGTGTCAGGTCTACCTAATCCTTGTGCTTGCATTTGTCCGGCTTTGTCTCGATTACATATAGATTTCAATTCAGATAGACGAACCCTCAAATCATTCATGTGAACACGTTTAAATGTTCGATTTCCTATTGTGTATTCTTGGACCCCGTCATTGAATTTCCTTAAAACGATCTCGATATTATCTCGGTCAATTTCATTTTGCGTTCGAGTTTCTAAAACACCTGCTGTTCCTGTATAACTGAGCGTTTGTTTTACGTTGACATCACCAGATCCTATTTTATGTTTATCACTACCTTTACTTAATATCGCTTCCCACGCCCATCTCCCCTCATTAAAGCCTGCGCTATCGGCTGCTGAAACAACTAATTCCCATCCACTATTATGAGCGCTACCCACAATTGCATGAGCACCAGCAACTGAACTTCTTAGGTAATAAGTCAGAGTCCAATCAGTACTTGTTGCCGTTTGATCAAACGGAACGATTGCCGATGGATCTCTCCATGTGATTGTCGTCCCTGCCGGAAACTCTGACGGTATATCTGAGGACCAAGCCATTTTGAAAACTTACCAACTATGAACAAAACCCTGTTTAGGGGATTGCTTTGATTTTAGAGGTTTTTTATTCGTAGGGTTAGCAGCTTCTTTTAGTCGTTCTTCAAATTGCTGCCATATTGTTCTGCGGTCATAACGCATATATAGACAATTTAAGGCTGCATAAGAATAAACAAGAGTGTCTAAGCTTTCGTTTCTAGCGTTTGGTTTTTTCACCCATTCCCTATGAGCAAAGCCTCCTCGGTTATGTCTCATTACTTGTTTCTCTGCAGTCAGCTGTTCGAAGTATTCATTAGTAGTTGACATGTGAAAGTGCAAATAGCCTGGACCAGGTTCGTTATGTTTTAACCGCGAGAATAAAGTTGTTTTTATGGTGTCACTGCCTACGGGATAAACCAAAGCCCCACCTTTAAGAGCTTTTCCTTTGTAATTAATATCGACTTTTGATGCTCTTCCTATTGCTGGTTTATTCCGCTGAGATTGACCTTTAATAGCAATTACTCCCTGGCGACCTCTTTCCCTTGCGTACTGGTAAACCTCAGAAGTTAAGTGTCCACCAGAATCGACGGCTATCATATCGGGTCTTAATTTCACGCCAGAAGCATGTGGCCATTCCCTTAATACGATTTCATCCAGTTGCTTCCAGAGTTCGGGCCTGCTTGGGTCTCCATAAATCTCTTGGTGGTATATCAACCATCCCTCTTCTGAATCAGAAGGACCACGCCATGCAAAGGCAGAAATTGCGAGCCGATTATCTTGCACATCGACCCCAACAGTCAAAGCTAAACTTCCCTCTGGCATTACCCCTGGCTCGTAATGTTCGCAACGCTCCATCAAAGAATTAGCTGAAATCTTGGAGGCATAATCTTCCTCCCATGTCTCACCAAGAATCGTGTTCACCCATACCTTCAACTTTGGTGCGTCATGTTTACTTTTTAAAAAGTCCTCACATATTTCTTCCCATGACTTCCAACCCAATGGACTGTATAAAGAAGAGAGGTGGAAGCCTGCAGTCTTCCCATCACCCTCTGCAGTAGCTATCCACCTCCCATTACTTAAAAGATCTGTTTTGTGCTCTTCACCGAAGCGCTCTTTGCAATGTTCGCATTCATATTTAACAGTGGAAGGTTTCTCATCTTCCATTTTTAGCTGCGGCCATTTCAACCAATCAAAGGTTCCACAAAAAGGACAAGCAACGTGAAACCTGCGTTGGTCACTTAGTAAATACTCAGTCTCAATCCTTGAATAGTCCTTTATGGTCGGCGTGCTTGCCATAAATATTTTTCTTCGTGCAAAGGTTGTCGTTCTGCGTTCTGCCAATGTGCAAGGGTCACCTTCTCCCTCGACATCACTTGGAAAAGCATCCACCTCATCTAAGAAAATATATTTACAAGGAGTCGAACGAAGCCCAACTGCTGAGTTGGCTCCTGTAAGGAGCATCATGCCTCCGACAAATTCTTTGGAAAATAAAGTATTACCAGAATCCCTAGATCTAGAAGCAGCAATCTTGTCTCTTAGCCTTGGAGTCTCCTCGATCATCGTTTGAAGCCTTTGTTTAGAAAGCCTCTTCGCCATTTCTACAGTTGGTTGGACAACAAGGCAGCTAGA